GACAGAGACAATGCGTCTGGAAACTTGCAAGGTAATCAACGACTTAACAATAACATTACAGAAACTGAGAATGTTGTATTTGCTAATACTACTACTATGGTTCCTGCATTGTATGCACGTAATCCTAAAGCAGAGTTTACTACACAAAACGAAGCTAATAAACCATTAGCAACCTTGCTAGAGCGGTTAGTTAATGTTATTGGTGCGCGTAAAGTTACTCCGGGTATTAATCTTAAACCAAAGGCCAAGCGTTGTGTGGTTACATCATTACTTACTAATCGTAGCTGGGTTGAGCTTAACTGGGTCCAAAAGGCTGACAGCAGTGAACAAGCTCTTGAAGACCTTGGAGCGTTAGCAACAGAGTTACAAAAAGCAAAAACTCCTCAAGCTATACAAGAGATCGAAGGTAAAATTTATCAACTAGAACAAGCAGTTGATATACTACAACCTAGCGGTCCAACACTTAAAGTACGCTCACCATTTGATGTTGCAGTTGATCCTAACAGTAAAGAGTTAGATGCATCTGATGCTAATTGGATAATGGTACGAGACTATATACCTACATCATTTATCTTAGCTAAATACGCTACTAAGAAAGGTGATGAGTATAAATCTATATACAAACCTACACATGTAATGAAAGCTAAGATCGCAGAAGATACTGATCCTACTAGAGATGATAGTGATAGCTTCTCATTGTATGATGACGAAGGTAAAGCTAGTAGCTTTGGTTTTGATGATGATGAAACCTTTGAGCGTTCTAAGATGACTGAAGTACGTTTTGTATATGATAAAGTAACTCGTCGTGTACTTATGTATAACACTAAAGATTGGACATGGCCTATATGGGTATGGGACGATCCATTACAGTTAGATACATTCTTCCCACTGTTCCCGCTATTCTTCTTAGATGGTCCTAGTGGTCCATTAACTAAAGGTGAAGTTAGTTACTACTTAGATCAACAAGATGCTATCAACGAGATAGTAGATGAAGAACGTAGAGCTAGGCGTTGGGCAAGACGTAACATATTCTTTAATAAAAACTTAGTAGATCAATCTGATGTAGAGATGGTTCTTAATGGTGATGATGGTACAGCACGTGGTATTAATATACCTGCTGACATGAAACTAATGGATGTCATTGGTTCAATACCACCACCGTCAATACAATATAAAGAATTGTTTAATAAAGATTCTAAGTACCAAGCAATAGATAGGATTAGTAGTGTTGGGTCAGTCTTACGTGGCGAACAGTTTAAAACTAACACAAACTCAACTACGGCAGGAGTTACTACAGAAGCTCAGTCCATGCGAGTTGACGAAAAATCAGATCAGATTGAAGATTGGATTGGGCAAATCTATTGGGGCGTTGCACAGTTGTGTTTGCAATTTTCTGATGTTGAAACTGTTGTAAGTATGGTTGGCGAAGAAGCTAGAGAAGTCTGGCAGAACATGTCGCCACAAGAAATACGTCAAAACTTTTCAGTAACTGTTGTCGGTGGATCAACTAAGAAACCTACTAGTGCTGCTAAGAAAGCAGAAGCGTTAGAGTTAGGACAAGTCTTAGGACAATTTGCTAATGCTACACCGATGGCTGTAATTGTAATGTTACAAGTTATGCAGGAGGCATTCGATGAAGTCGTTATCAAAGAAGAAGATTGGACTAAGATCATTGAGTCAGTGCAACAACAACAAGCAGGACCGCCACAAGGTGCTCAACCACAACAAGCTGGAGAAGCGCCTCAAACAACACCTGATCAACAAGGCGGTGGAGGTGGAATACCGCCAGAACAGTTAGAACAGATACTAGCTCAAATGCCACCACAAGCTAAAGAGTTAGTAGCTCAAGCAATTCAGAGTGGTACACCACCTGAAGTAGCGATAGAAGCTGCAATGCAACAGCTTCAACAAGGTGCACAAGCACAGCAACCACAACAACCGCAACAACCGCAGCCGATGCCGCTGCAATAGGAGAACGATATGTCTATCGAAGGGGAAGTAAGTACTGATCAAGAAATCCTTAACAATATTGGTGAAGGAGTTGATGATGATCAAGACCAAGAAGATGCAACGGAGTCGCAGGAAGCAACTACAGAACAAACACCAGAGGCCGACAGTGGACAAGTTGCTGACGATAGCACTACAGAAAACGCTGAAGGACAACAAGAAGGTTCACATCCTTCAAACTTAGTTAATGCTCGTGGAGAAGTTGTTGCTAAAGGTGGTATGGAACGTAGGTTTTATGATAAAGCTGTTAAGTCTGATCGTGATGCTAAGACTGCACAACAACAAGTAACTACACTACAAGGACAGTTAGATGCATTACAAGGTATGGGTAATCTAAGTACTCAATACGGTATAACACCAGAAGAAGTATCTACTGGTGCACAACTAATGAAAGCATTTAGTGATAACCCTGTAGACACTGTTAAGTATTTATTGACACAAGCGCAGTCTATGGGACATAATGTAGACGGTATCGGTGGGTCAACGGATATGTCAGCCATTAAACAAATGATGTCTGAAATGATGGCTCCCATTACTAATGAACACCAACAGAGAGCCGAAGATGCACAGATAGAAACAGAATCAAAAGAAATCTACGACGATTTTATGACTCAATTTCCTGATGCAGAAGTGCACCAAGACTCTCTTGCCCAGTTAATACAGAACGACCACAGTTTGTCACCTGTTGCTGCGTACTATAAGTTACAAGCCTTTTACGGACAGAAAGGCTTAGATTGGACTAAACCGTTAGACGTACTTAAAGATGAAATGGCTAATAGACCTGCTGTTAATCAAGTACCTAATGTGCCCTCGCAAGGAACAGTACCTTCTGGTGGTAATGTACCACAACAGAATGTGATAGATACGGCAGATATTGCCGATGTTGGAACAAGCTCAGACGATATCATTAGACAATCTATGATAGACGCTGGTTATCCTATGTAATTTAACTGGAGAAGAAAATGGCAAGCACACCTATTGCAACAGTTCTTAACTCCACACTGACTCGTAGCCGCAAGAAGCTTATTATGGCTTCTATTAAGTCTAATGCTTTAATGGCATGGGCGTTTGCTACGAATCGCGTGGAATTTGAGGACGGTGGTCACGAGATCACTAACCCACTAACCCTTGGACGTAACCCTAATATCTCTTCTTATGAGTATTACGACGAGCAACCAATTGCACAGACCAATGAGTTCGATACTGTAACTTATAACTGGTCACGTGTTGCTGGTTCTGTTGTCATTTCAGATCAAGAAGAAGATGAAAACCGTGGTACTGCTGAAATCTTTAAGCTTATGAAAGCTAAGATGGACGTACTAGAAGAAAGTATTAAAGAGAAGTTCTCTTCTTATCTATACGCTTCTGGTGCTGGCACTGATCCAAATGGTTTAGGTCTATTAATTCCTGATGATCCTACCACAGGTACAGTTGGTAATATCAATCGTGCTAGTGAATCTCAATGGCGTCCATCGTCATATGACTTTGCTGGTAATTTAGATAGTACTAACATCGAAGAAGCATTTGATGACATCTTACTCGACTTAACACTTAAAGGTGATAAGCCTGATGTTATCTTAGTAGGACGTAATCTTTATCGTCATTATCGTACAGCAGTACGTGATAAAGTTGTTATCAATCTTTCAGAGTCTAACTCTGGTAAGAAGATGATGGACCTTGGTTTTGCAGGTGTTAAGCACCAAGCAATCCCTATGATGTATGATGAAGATTGTCCTGTAAACAAGGCATACTTTATTAACTCTAAGTATATCCGTCTACATATCCTAAAGCATGTTAACATGAAGATTAAGCAGCTAGTAGCTCCTTGGACGATTGATGCTGAAGGTCGCCGTATTGTCTGGCAAGGACAATGGTGTATGTGGAAAGCTTTCCGTACTCACGCTGTTCTAGATAACGCAGCATAATTAGTTAATTGAAGGGGATGTATTATGACGCAGATTAAACCTAGATTTGAGGTTCACCCGTTAGAAGGTAATGTTACTCGTACTGTTTACGAGAAAACACTTAAAGGTGAGGAAGGCAAGTTCGGTGGTTTTAAAGAAAAAGAAATTACTGAACCTGCTGGATTCATGGTTTACTTTCCAACGGGCGCTTCAATTAGAGTACGAAATGACGAAGAGCTGGAGCGTTTAGGATTTACACGAGCACCTGAACTAGTTGATATGGAAAGTGGTGACGTTGTTGGCGTTGCTAATCTTTCTTTAAAAGCTAGAGCAGATCAATTAAGTAGTCGTGGACGATCTAAGATGCCCGGAAATACTTAACACTTAAACATAATGGAGTAAGACAATGGGTAAAGTAGTAGCGGATTACCTCCCGCGTTCAATAAGCCAATACGTTCCTAACATGCAGTTCGCTGCTGATGTTGTTGATGATTTGCATATTGCATATCTAGGATCACCTGCCGCAGCTGATGCTGATGGTATCTTTGATGGAGTAAGTGCTACAAACAGTGCTACTTCCTACACAAGTTCTGACTACAAGACGACTTTTGATGGAAGTTCTACATCATTAACAACTACTGCTGGTAAGATAGATGCGACTTATGGTCGTTGTCTTTCTTGTGTAGGATCGTCTGGTGCTGATCATGTTGTTACAGTATCTGGTCGTGACTATCTTGGTACAGCAATGAAGGAACAGTTCACACTGTCTGGAACAGTTGTACAATTAGGTAACAAAGCATTTAAGTATGTAGATTCGATGGCAGTAGCTACTGGTGCTGCTAGTGATACTATGGACTTAGGCTGGACAAATCGTTTAGGTCTTCCTTACAAAGCTGAAAGCGTTGTTGGGTATACTGAAGATGATGTGTCAAAACCACACGACGCAGTAGAAGTACTTGTAGAAGTTGATGCAGTTCGTTTTGCTGCTGGTACAGATGTAGTAGTTCCTAGTCCGATAGCTGGACAGATAACAGGAGTTAATTCTGTTGTAACATCTGCTACTACTGGAGCTAGTACCTCTACTGTTGTAGTGGGAAGTACTGATGTAGTTGGTATTAGTATTGTTATTGCTGGTAGTTCTGGTGTTGCTGTTCTTGATAGTGACACTGCTACTACTGATGATGATCAAGCAACTAGTACTGTAGCTAAGTATGGTGCAATGGGTATATCACCCGATGGTACTCCATCAGGTGGTGCAGCTAATTATTTAATTACTGTTGAGCCTATTACATTTGTTGCTGGTGATGATACTGCTACACAAACTGCTACTACAGAAGATACTCGTGGAACTATCTTATGTACTAGTGCTTGTGATGGCTCTGTATCCTATGAAGTCCGATGCAAAGTAGATACCAGTGATCTTCACGGTATTGAACAGTATAACGGTTAATAGGTAAGACCGAGGAATTTAGACTCCCCTTCATTCCTCGGTCGACTATTATGAGCACATTAGCACAACTAATAGTGAAAGTTCAGGATCGGCTATCAATGGTAGCTGGTACTGGCGTTCAAATTTATGCAGAAGATGTCATAGGTGATATGATACAGCATAAATTTGATGTGTTGTTTGATGAAGCTTGGTGGCCTCAGTTTTTAACTTTCCAACAGTTTACTTTAGATGGTACTAATGGTCAGGTAACTACTGATGTTACTAACTTAATTAAACGCTTTGATGACATACGTATAATATACAGGACAGGTGGGAACACTCCTGTAACATTGTTAAGTCCGGGAAGTACTAATCCATTTGAATTAGCTGGTACAACTCCTATACATTATGAGTCTGATCCAGCAGTAGATAAAGTATTTCATGTATGGCCTAAAGCTTCTACTGGTAGTATTGTTATGCAATACAGAACTAAACCAGATACATTTACATCTGAGGATACGATTAACTTTGACGACCAAGCACTAATACTCGGCTCAGTATACGACTTTGCAGAAGACGACGGTACTAATCCTAACGCAACACAGAAGTTTCAGTTGTTGTTTGAAGCTAGGGTTAAGCAATTAAAGAACAATCTCTCTAATGCTCCAATTAGTCTCGATCCTGTGACTAGTTTGCCAACGTCATTCAGCTTTGTGGAGTTACCTAGTTAATGACTAGTACGTTTCTATTTCCTACACAACGTAAAGTACAACGATCTAACCTAATGTTAGATGCTACTATCAGAGATTTCTCTGGTGGATGGAATGTTATTGATAACGATCTAAACTTATCTACTAAGTTTTCTGTTGAATTACAGAACGTAGCGCGGGGCAATGATGGTGCTAACAGTGTTCGACAAGGAACTAAATTATTT